ATGGAGCGTGATGGCACCCACGTCGTCAAAGACTTGTGGATGGACGCCAACTCCAGTGGACACAGGTACTCACCCACGTCCGCGTCATAACGCCAGCTCCGCTTCAGGAACTGCACGTCTTGGATCCGCACAAACGGCACCGAAGCGCTCTCCTTGTACGCCATCGTGTACTCCACACCGATGTGACTGAGCTGCTCCTGGATACCAGTGTGCCCGAACCACTCGCACTCGCGCGACACGCCCATGATGTTATCGTCACCATACGTCATCAGGTGCACGTTCTCCTTAAAGGACGTGCACTCGTGCGCAGGGTTCAACACCACGTAGCAGTAACGCATGTACAAGCAGTTCACGATCGAGTTGATGATGACCGTCAACGGGTGTCCGGATGGGTTCGTTCCGAAGAACTCTACCAGATCGCCGTTGAAATTCACCACCGGGAACGCCGTGTCTTCACCAATGCACAAGATCTCTCTCACCTCGTGCTCCGGGAAGCCGGCTGCTTCGTACACGTTCGCGATCACACGAAACGCACTCAACACAAAGTCCGAGATCATTCTCTTGTCGAACTTACCGTAGTCTCCAGCGACGATTCGATCGTCACCAAAGTGCGTCAAGTATTCGTGGAAGTCGCCCCACTCAGTGCTCTGTGCAACAGTACCTGGGCCCGCCTCAAAGACGAACTTGTTCTGCTGCACCAAACGCACAAAAGCGAGCAACCGCGAACGCACCACCATCGACCAGTCGATTGGCGCTCCCGTGAACACCCGTGTCTTCTTCGCTTCAACTTTCGCTAGCGTAACCGGCTCATCCTTCAGATGGGCCGTAAACACGGGATAAGCTCGTTCACCACGTGCATACCGCTCCTTGATGGCGGCAACACGCTCCCACACCTCCGGCTCGAAGGTCTTTCCGTGGGGGTACTCGGGGGTGATGTCCTCGAGCAGGTGCTTCTTCTTCGTCTCGCCCCACGGAAAACCCATGGATGTGTTGACATTGATCTTGTCCACGTACTTGACGCCGGGGATACCATTCAGGCTCGCCCGGTCATCTAAGAACACCAATTCCTGACCCCAACCTTTCGGGAGGTCACGGAC